GTAAGGTACTTGTTATTCTTTACAACTATATCACTATTTCTCAATGTAGCATATATGTCTATAGTATTAACATAGTCTAATGCATTGATATCAAATGTTAACTCACCGGTATCATAATTAACGGTGCCGATATTAGATTCTAAAATTATTTGTTTAGAATCAGAAGTAAGGTAATATACTCTCAAATTACCATTACCATCATCAGTCATCTTAGCACTGTAATTTGTGTCATTCTTTGTATAAGTAAATAGACTACTTCTTACTGCTTCTACTTCATTTTCTGCATAAGGTGTAGAAAACGGTCTTTTAATTGGATTAGCAAATGTAAAGTTAACTCTAGTTGAATAACCTTTAGTAGGAGTAATCTTATAGATTGCTCTCACTTCTGTCTGATTACTTACTATAGATGTATCTGTGTTATCTATTGCGCTTATTAATCTTGATAATCTTAGATCGTTACCAAAATCAGTAAGGTATGTATCGTTAAACTCTGATATTTTAGAAATAACGTTAGATTTAATTTGTGTAGCTGTTTTGTTAGTTAAACTAGGATCATACTTAACATCAGATGTAATTTCAATGTAAATGTATTCTGGATCTACTACAACTGGTTTAATAGAAATATTTTTATCGTTTAAGAAAGTTATAATATTATTTTTTAGTTCAGTAGATACTAGAGGTGAACTACCATATGGTATCATACTAATAATTACTTTACCATACTGAGGAGGTTCAGCATCTTCTCCACCATAGATATTAACAGTTTTAATTTGCGGATAGTTACCTACAATAAGATTAGTATAATCTTCTTTTGTTACTGCTCTATTCTGTGATGCAAAATGTCTAGGTGCATTTATCTTAATAGAATCGATAGTTTCTCTTTCTGAACCATCTACCGCAGAAATATTTGTTTTTACTGATACACTATATTTACCGTCAATCTTAGTAGAAGTTGTAAACGATGATGCTTTGTTGCCTAACTCACCGTTAGTTGATCTATAATTTACTTTAATAATATTACCGTTAGCAAGTTTCTTACCTGATATACCATCACCAAAAGCTATCTCGTATTGATTAGCACCATACCCTTGTAAGAAATAAATTTCTGAATTTGAATTTAGACCGTAGAGATTTTCTGCAAAATTATATACAGTATTTGATGAATCAAGATTAGATTTAATTACTGTTACTTTAATACTGTTAGTATCAACATTTTCTGAATTAAGTATATAACGAACAGAACCATCAACTGTAAAATATTCAGTTACGTTTTTACCTTCGTAAACATAAACTTGACCACTTTGATACAATCCACCGTCATTTAATATTACTATTGCTTCTTCTGTAGAAAAATCTAATGTCTTACCATCAATAGTAGTTTTAACAGTATAATTTTCTGGTATTACAACATAACCAGGTGTATCAGCTCCTGTGTTAATAGTAAATGTTACTTTTGCTCTTGCTGATGTTCTTGATCTAGGAAGATAGTTAAGCTCTTTAGCATGAGATATAACAGAGTTTCTAATCTGTGCGGAGTCAAGAAACATTTCACTTCCTATCATATTAAGATAGAAAGAGTTCATATATGTGTTATATGCTAAAATATCTAAAAGTGAATTTAGATTTGAACCTTCAAAATCATAATCTTGAAATTCTGTTTTAGCCTTGACGAACTTTTTAAGGTTGCTTTTAATACCATCGAAGCTAAGTTCTGATACGTCAAGAAATCCAGTATTTGCCATTATCTTACTCTTCTTAAAATTAGATCTAGTGTTACTTGTTGTGTGCTGTTGCTAATAGCAAAAATAATAGAAACACTATAGTAGTGATCATCTGGTACAGCTTTTACTTCGACATCATAAAGGATTGCTCTAGGTTCATAATTTAAAATTGTTTCTCTTATTTTTTCTCTTAAAAAGAACTCTGTTTCTTTACTTACGTTTTCAAATAGTGTCTGTCTAATACCTGAGCCTAATTGAGGGTTAAAGAATCTCTCGTAAGGATCGGTAAGAAGAAGATTACGAATTGATCTCTTAACTGCTGTTTCATTAGATATCAGTACCAAGTCCTCTTTAATAGGATGGATATCAAAATTAGTAGGTATATCTGAATAAAATGTTGTTGTAGCCATTTAATTATTTATAAGGATGTACGACATGCTTCTAAATAGCGAGGATTGTATTTTTGAATGTCATTAGCTGTAGAAGATGCAAGTTTCCATCCGTTAGAGAACGTGCTAGATCCAAAAGGTGAGAATGTCTCTCCTACTATCGCACCAGATAGACCTTGCATAAATGGAATTGCATTATCTGATCTTCTCATTTCTATGCTTGAAGAAGTACTAACATTAAGAGAACTGCAGAGATTGCTTGTTAGAGATGCTACTTGTTCACCGTAATATGTTGAAGTAGAAGGTGGTGTACTTGATCCTGTTACCATTCTAGAAACAACCGATGCTATCGATAATGCACCTCCAAAAGATGAGAAGTTTTGCATACCAAAACTAACAACACCTGAACCACCTTGTGTAGTACCAAATGCACCTACTCTTCTACAGAACAACTGATCGATTGCAGGTAATGCAACTGGTGCTTCTCCAAAGAATGCTTTACCAGCATATGAAGGTGAAACCAGCATAGGGTTGTTTGCCATCTTAGAAGTAGATATTCTTTGTCCAGAGATAACTTCTGACATAAATCCGCCGATTGCTTGCCCACCAGTTTTACCTAACAATGCACCTAATGCAATACCACCAAGTGGACCTAATGCAGACAATGCACCACCAAGTGGAGTCTGGTTTGCTAGTTTAGCAATAGTAGATGATCCTATTGTAGTAATTTCTGATTGCATAGTTGCAGCTGGATTTAAAATAGCACTTATAGTAGTAGGAGGTAATGATGAACCATTACCTTGTGCAATTGCTGTGAAGGATGAAATAGCAGTTAAAGCATTATCATTAGTAAACCCAGGATTGTTTAAATAGTTACCTGAATACCCCAAATTGTATCTTGAATTGTGAATAATTTGTGGTCCAATAACACCAAGTGCTAAGCCTAAATCAGCTGCATCAAGATTACTTCCGTTAGAACTTCTTCTATAATCTTCAAATGACTGAATACCAGTATATTGTGTTGCATATTTTTGATTAACCGATGCAATACCGTTTGCTAGATAGCCTACTTTCCATATATCAGTTATGTCACAGATGCCTCTAATATTTCTGATATATCTAGAATTATTTAATTCAGGTATACCTACGACATTTGATATCTCAGTTAGCGTGCTTAAATTTTCATTTACTGCAAGTATGTAAAAGAAATTTTCTAAAACGTCAAAAGGTACAACACCAACATCTGCAAGCTCTTGAGATTTTCTAGTAATTGCTTGTCTTTCTAATTCTGTTAAGACGTAATTACTTTTAGTGCGTACATAACTAGGACTTGGAGTAGGTTGTGCTTTAAGAGCTTGTGCTAAACCAAACAGAGCAGCACCAGTAGCTACAGCTGCATTAAACAATTCATTAGATGCTTTATTTTCTTGACTACCATAGAAACCTGGTTGCTGTACTGTACCTCTTTGAATTAATGCAGCAGTATCTGGACCTATAGTATAACTAGATGGTGCTGAGTCTTGGTTTTGAGGTGCAGGAGGTGTAACTGTGCCTGCTGGATACTTTACAACCGTATAATAACTTCCATCTGGTAATTTGTATTTACCTGTAACTGGTTCACCTTTACCGTCTGCAATTGCTTGAGCATCATTATCAAAGATAACTTTTCTTTCTGCAAACGTTTGCGAACCAGCTGTGTAACCATCTTCTGTATACGTAAACATTAACCTATAGCCCTACCTTGTAATGCTGCAACTGCATATGAAAGCTTTATACCATCAACCTTAGATTGACATTTAGGATCAGCACAAGTAATAACTGAACCTCCACCTGGTTGACCAGGCTGTGCAGATTCTAGATGACAATGAATACCACCTTGATCATTCTTTTCTAAAAGTACCTTACTAAATGGTAGATTATCTCTTACAAAAGCTGCTACTTCTGCTGTAAATGCGTAATCTGGTTTATTAATACATCTTACGTCTACTGCACCACCCTTAACATGGTTAGAAGAATTGTCTCTATACCAAGAAGAAATATAAACTCGTGATCCATATTTTTCAATAAGCGGGTCTAATATATTCCATGCAACATTCATAGCTTCTGTAAGCACTTGTTTATGTTGTGATGCAGGTGCATCTCTAACATTTTTAATCATACCTACAGTAACATATCTAGATATTTTTTCGTTTGAATTGTAGATTGAATTAGGAACTGGAAGAGGATTCTTTTCTGCTTTACCGTTATTACTACCAATACCAGCAGGTCTATCATATGCAGTTGTAGAAATAGGTTCAGCAGAATAACCATATTCTTTTGCTTCTACCTGCATACCTGCACCTTTATTACCAGCTGCATATGCAGCTGCTTGTGGGTTAGGTTCACCACCTTCATTCATATAAAGACTAAATTCTTCTGCTGACATACGAGCAGCATTCTTAGGAAAGTCTGGTGCAACTCTTAGAGATGTGATAGAGTCAATAACAGTATTTGCATCTGGGTATTGTGCTTTTTGAGCTGCATTAACATCAGATGCAGAATCTACTGAAGGTGAACCTGACATTTGGATATCAGTTGCTGTACCTTTAATATTAATCTTAGCACTAGAAAGAACATTTATTGTAGATGAAGAATGCAGTGAAGCTGCGCTAGTAGAAGATATTTTAGTTGTACCATCTGCTTTAACTGCAAGATCATCTTTAGTAGAAATGGTCATAGCGCCTTCAGATAGTGTTTCTAAAGTATCTTTTGCATTAATACTAACTTTTTCTTTTGCATACACCCCTACATTTTTCTGCGCATTTACTTCAACTGTCTTGTCTGATCTTATAGTAAGATTATCTGCAGAATCTATTTCTAACGATCTTGGTGTTTGTATTCTCATCTTACCTGCAGATGTTACTCTGTAATCACCTGCAACCATATTACTAGAGTCTTTTGCAACTTCAGATACTCTACTTCCGTCTATAGATTCTTCTACTGAGCCTTGCACGGATGTAACCATACTACCACCAACTGCAATATGAAAATCACCACCTACGTTAAGATCTAAGTCACCTTGTGTTTGTAAAGTAATCTTACTCTCACCTTTTAGTATAAGATGTCCAGATGCATATACAACAGCATCACCTTTAGGTGCAACTAACCCTACACCTTTTCTACCAGTAGAAATGATATGGATTGAACCATCTGCATCAATCATTATAGTAGCACCTGAGTGATGCTGCAACGTAATTGTATCAGATCCAAAAGTATTATCTATAATTACTTTATTACCAGTTGCAGAAACAAAACCTTGTACGTCAGTAGGTTCACTCTGACCACTAGATACTCCAGCACCAGGACCAGTATGTGTAATTGTCGAGTCACTAGCAAGACCAGGTTTCTCACTTACCGATACTTCATAGTAAGGAGCTGGATTACCAGATGTCATACTTTGAGGTGCAGTAGTTTTTGCTACCCCATCACCTTCACGGTTAGTGTAATCTTTAACTCTATCTAACTGTGTAGAAAATTGATTAATTGACATTACTTACCCACAATAATTAAGATATAGTGCAGTTATAGATTGCTCTAGTTTTTCATTATCACTAGAAATAACTGCTGTATTAGTATATCTAGCAAGCTCTCTAATAACTTTATAGAGAGTTACTTTCTGCTGTTCTGTAATATAAAAATTAGAATATACAGAATTTGACTTAGCATTAACAAATTGATCAATACCACCTATAATAACTACTGTAGCTGAATCTTCATTAGCTGTAGCACCCTGATATACTCTACCGTCAATATCTATTATAAATGTAAATTGAGAGTAATTATTTAAATTTACTTCTTGATCTTTAAAAGTATTAGAAAAAGCAAATGTAAGATTTTTACTAAAAGCAATTGCTTCAGGGCTTAACTCTTGCATTATCTCTCACCTCCAACACCACCAGTATAAGAAAATGACGCTAGTACCTGTCTAGCTTTCTGTAATTTTTTCTTATAGTATTCTGAATCTCTATTTACAATCCATGAACCGTTTATCTTCTGATAGGATGCATCTCTCTCATAGTAAATTATATTTGCAGCAGCATCTTGTATAGTGGTTGATGCTAATAGCTTATTATATGCAGATCTTTCTGTACTATGAAATTCATGCCATACATAGTCTAATTGTTTTTCTAATGGAGGTAAACCACTTGAACCTGATGTAGTAGAATTAATACCACAGAACTTTAAGAAACAAGTTGCTCTATCTGCTCTCCATTGTGCAATACCAACTGATCTCATTCCTTTATCATTAGGATTAACTGCACCTGGGTTAATGTTATCACCAGACTCTACCATAAAGTTGCCTACAATTGCAGCTACTATAACTTTTAAATCACCTGAGAAAGAACCTTCCTTAGATATCTTTTCCCAGAAGTAGTTATATACTTTTTTAGCGTTTGTAGTCCCAACAAGTTGAGTAGTTGAAGGTGCACCTTCATTATCTAACGCTCCTGGTTGTGATTGACCTTGACTAGAAGTAACACCTGGATTACCTCCTGGTGAATTATTCATAGAATTTTCACCACCGTTAATGACACCCATAACTATAGGTTGCTGACTATCATCACCATCAGCAAAGAAACCTACTACCCATGAACCTACTTTAAGACCATGACTTGCCGATCCGCTGGATGTTTGACCACCAGTAGTGGGATATAGAACCATTGCCCAAGGTAGATCGTCATTAGATACTTTAGTAGTATCTTCAGTATGATGTATACCAAAAACTCTTACACGTACACGTGAACGATCATCACCAAGATCTTTTACTATACCTATAAACCATCTAAATCGATCACCGTAAAAATCGTCAGATATCATCTTTCACCACCAACACCTCTCTTATATCTCGAAACAGGTTCAATCTGATTGAGATAACCATCTTTGTATATACGTAAAGATGTAGCTGCAAGATTACCTAATGCAAGAGTTTGTTTCACTTCTGCTACTAAGAATAAACCTGAAATATAGTAATCAGACTCGACAGAATTAAAACCGTGAGTTTCTGGTAAGTCACAATAAATGACATCACCAGCTTTAATGAACATGTTTGCAGGTACTGTTATAGAAAGATCAATTTGATTCAATGCATGCATATACATAGTAGCCTTACCAAACTTATCTCTATAAGAAGGTTGCTTTCTATCGTCTGTGCTTTCATTTTCATAATTATTAATAACGTATCTTATTCTATTAGATATCTCTGCTTCTTCACCTTTATTTTGTATATAATCAATATACCCATATG